AGAAAAGTCTTTAACACCAACCCTGCGATGGTCAACAACAGCGACCAAGGCTACACGAGCCCTATTACTAACAACAGCACCTTATCAGACGGCGAGGGCACTTATTGGCTTGGCGAGACTTTTGACTCCTACATGTTTGAAAAACTCGGAAGCACATCCCCCGGTACAGTCTATGGCTTTATCGCGGCTGTCAATTCTGGCTCAACAGCAGTGACCGTCGCTGGTACAAGTCAATGGGGTGATCGCCAGCAAAGCGCTATTAACCCAAGATCTGGCTGGTTCTTCTCGCAAGACTTAACCTCACAGGTTGGTGGCGGAAACGCAGCGTATGATTCCAGAACCATGACCAAGCTATTCCGTTTTTACGGACGAGATGGTGGCGAAGCAATCCAAGAGCAATACAAAATCTCTATTCAGGACATCAGAGCCGCGACAAACAACTTTAATTCTTATGGCTCGTTCTCTGTTGTGATTCGTGCCGCTAATGATTCCGATGCTAAGCCTGTCGTCATTGAGAGATTCTCCGAGTGTAACTTGGATCCGCAATCTCCAAGTTATGTCGCTAGAAAGATTGGTGACCGCTTTGTTGAGTGGGACTACAATGATGCACGCATGAGAGAGTACGGCGAGTTTGCCAATGCCTCTGAGGTTGTCCGCATTGAAATGAACCCCGACTTAAACTCAGCACCTGCCGAGTTGCTTCCGTTTGGTGTCTTTGGACCTCCGCGTCCACCGGGCTTCACAATGCTTTCGGCAAGTGGGCACAACGTCGTGATGAAAAACAACTTTATGCCTCTCTTGGGCGAGGATGGACAAACCGCACTTTCGGTCATCGGCGCAACCGGTACAGCCTTTTACGATACCGGGGACGGGCACAACTACTCGTTCTTCGAAGGCTCTGGGTCGGCAGCGGGCACTTACGCTGGACAGCCGCTTCTGCTTGGAGCTACCGTGGACGGTACAAACGCAGTTGCTATCCAAACAAGTATCTTAGCCGCTGAAGCAGGGGGCAATAAGTTCACAGGCTCTGTGTTCTTCCCAAGCACACTCACAAGGCTTTCGGCTTCCGATCACGGCTCTTCCGATGCTAAGTCAGCATACTGGGGTCTTCAGACTAACTACTACGATGCCGGTAGAGCATCTACAACGTTTGATATAGGTTACCGCGACTATCTTAGAGGACTCCCCTTGGACGAAGCTTCTCGCTTTAGTTCCATAACAGGACCTCCGGCAACTGCCCAGTATTCTTGGATCTTTACCTTGGACGACCTTGTTGTTCCGGGCGGTAAAATTGAGGACTGCTATTGGATGTCGGGATCCCGCTCAGGTGTCAGCAAAGAGAATGCTGTTGCGGTGGGCGAATCTGCAACGTCTTCTTCCTATAAGGCAGTTCTGGATTCCGGTCTTAACAGATTCACATCTCCTCTCTTCGGAGGATTTGACGGATTTAATATCATTGAGAAAGATCCTTTCCGTGACGGTGTTCTGACACAGACAACTACTCAGACTGAGACAAATAACTATGCATACAACACAATTGCAAAGGCTATCAACACAGTCAAGGACCCAGAGTTTGTTGAAATGAACATGCTCAGCGTTCCCGGTGTTGTAAACGAGAATCTTACTCAGAAAGTCTTGAATGTTTGTGAGGATCGCGCAGACGCACTTGGCGTCATTGACCTTAGAGGCATCTACCAGCCGTTTACTGAAAACGCTAATGACTTTAAGACTCGCGTTCAAGCAACGTCTCTCGACGGAGTTGTAACGGCTCTTAGAGATCGTAGTCTTAACTCTAGCTATGGTTGTGCATATTATCCATGGGTTCAGATTCAGGATACACTCACTGGTCAATTCTTATGGGCACCTCCATCTATCGCAGCCATTGGAACTTTTGCAAGTTCCGAGAGAGCTTCTGAAGTCTGGTTTGCACCTGCTGGGTTTAACAGAGGTGGATTAAGCAAAGGCGGAGCCGCTGGTCTTCCAGTTACGGCTGTGACCGAGAAGCTTACTTCTAGTGATCGCGATACTCTTTACGAAGCTAATATCAACCCAATTGCTACGTTCCCAAGCGAGGGCATTGTAATCTTCGGTCAAAAGACCCTTCAGGTTACACCATCTGCTTTGGATCGCATCAATGTGCGTCGATTAATGATCTTCATTAAGAAAGAGATTTCTAGAATTGCTTCTGGGATTCTTTTTGACCAAAACGTTCGTGCTACTTGGCAACGTTTTACAAGCCAAGCTAATCCACTGTTGGCTAGCGTTAAAGCAAGAATGGGTCTTACAGAGTTCAAGGTTGTGTTGGATGAAACCACCACTACTCCTGACTTGATTGATCGTAACATTCTATACGCGAAGATTTTCCTCAAGCCTGCTCGGGCAATTGAGTTCATCGCGATTGACTTTAACATCACACGCACAGGAGCGGCGTTCGAAGATTAAAAAAAGGGGTGATTTATTTTGCCCCAACTAATTAAAGTATAAGGGAGAAAACAAGAAATGGGTTTCTGGACAGACGCAACACTACAAGATCCGAAAAGGGCATATAGATTTTTGGTCACCATCGGCACGATGGAAAATGGCGCACAATGGTATGCTACAAAAGTGAAGAAGCCAAGCTTTAAGATTGGATCGACTGAGCATAAGTTTCTAAACCATACTTTTCACTATCCTACTCGTACTGAGTGGGAAGAGATTTCTCTCACTTTGGTTGACCCTGTTACCCCCGATGCGGCTAACTCAACAATGGCAATCATTAAAGCTAGTGGGTATGACCCATCTTTGCTGACTGCTGCATCATACGGAACAACTACTTCTAAAGCAGCCGCAGTTTCTGCGCTGGGCGGCATCAAGATCGAACAGATCGATTCATTGAGTAACCCTATCGAAACATGGACGTTATGGAATCCCTTCATTACAGGCGTGAATATGTCTGAACTGTCTTACGACAGCGATGATATGTCTACAATTGAATTGTCCTTCCGATACGACTGGGCGTACCTTGAGACCGTTACTGCAAGTGCAGTTGGTCCTATTACCAACGAGATTGTTGGAACAAACGCTACGCTACAAGAGACTACATACTTCAAACCGTAGTATTAATTTTTATAGAGGTGTAAATGGCTAGAAATAATGGAGACCGCTTAGGCGCTCCCGCTGGAATGGGCGGTGACGCTCCTATCGGAGATACTCCCCCCAACCCGATGATGGCGTTTGCAACGCCGACAACGTTTGTTGAGTTGCCGTCAAAAGGAGCCCTTTATCCCGAAGGGCACCCTATGTATGGTCGCGAACAACTAGAGATCCGCTTTATGACGGCGAAAGAAGAAGATATTCTTACTTCTCAAGCTCTCCTAAAGAAAGGAATTGCAATTGACAGGATGCTTCAGAGTGTGATCCTCGATAAAGGCATTAGAGTCGAACAGTTGGCTGTAGGAGACAAGAATGCTATAATCGTAGCTGCTCGTATCAGTGGCTACGGCAGCGATTATGAAGTTGCAGTTAACTGCCCTTCTTGCAGTGCCCAAGTCGACTATTCTTTTGACTTAGAAAAGATAACTTATAATTATGGGGAGGATGTCGAAGATTTTGATGTCCGCAAGACAGAAGCGGGAACGTTTATGATTAAGACCCCCAGCCTGAAAGCGGAAGTTGAGATGCGCCCTATGTACGGCGCGGATGAAACATACCTTGCTCAGCTTGCCATCAACAGAAATAAAAAGAATCTCCCGTCCACAACACTTATAGATCAGCTAAAACGATTGGTTTTGTCTGTAAATGGCAGTACGGATCCAGCTATGCGAGAGTCGTTTATTAGCAATGCTCCTGCTATGGATACTCGTTATCTTCGCAGGGCTTATAAAAAGATAAGCCCCAATATTGATATGACCCAAGAATTTACATGTTCGTCGTGCGGTGCAGAAACCGAAATGGCGGTGCCCCTGACAGCCAAATTTTTTTGGGCTCAATGATAACTACATTGAGAGCGTATACGAGCAGTTCTTTTTACTTAAATATTATGCGGGCTGGAGCTTTTATGAGGCATATAACTTGCCTGTCCAGATTCGCTACTGGTTCCTAAAGAGGCTCGAAAAGCAACTTAAACAAGAACAAGATCAGATGGAAGAAGCCCAAAGAAAGGGCGGTTCGGGAAGATCTCCTTCTCGCGGACCCTGAAAGTAAGGT